GCGGCAGATGGGAGGAGCCATTTAATTGTACTAGGCAGAAAGGATGATAGTGACTCCACGAACATTTCGGGAATCGCAGCGGGATTATCAAATAATAGATTTCCCATAGCATCGAGAAAGCCATCAGACTTAGTCTCTTTGACACGCTTCATAGTAGAGCTAGTCGGGAGCTTTTCGATTTCCGATGCGATCTCTATGAATTTCTGCATCTCATCCGCATCCAATGTATTAGTCAGAAAGTCAGGAGTATAATTACTCATCTCGCTCATCAGAGCACCACGCTGAACAGCGTTGCCCATAGCCGAGAGCCAGCCAGTAGTCTCTGCCTGCTCGAACAATTCGTTGTCCAATCCATAGCTAGCGGCAAGACCGATAGTCTTTTGCATATCTTCACGCGCAGCTTCCATAGCATCGCGCAACTTGTCAGCTTTAGGGCTGCCCGCCGCTTTAAGAAATTTTAACTGCGCGTCTTCATAATTACTCTTTGTCGAGTATACAGATTGCATGACCTTAGCCATTTCCAAACGCTCTTCACCACCAAGATCAGTCATAGCCTGGTCCAATGGTTTGCCCTGGAAGCTAGTCATGCCAGCCTTGCGCATATCATCAATATCGAGCAAATCGACATCGCGACGGCTCATACCTATGGGTCTGCCGTCAAGCAATCCAGATTCGGAAAAGAAAAATCCTTTGTCCCGAAGCTGGCGTTCTTTGGCGATATGCTGCCTTCTTGATAATACGCCTTTGATATCTCCGCGCATAGCTGCAGCAACCCGCTCTCTCTGAGCTTTGCTAGATTTATTACCCTGACCGTCATATCCGATGGCCGGATTGATCTTTGCTCTCGGATCTACGCTTTCTAAATTCTGTACCTCCCCGTCGTATCCGACTACAGGCTGCTCCCAGCTCATGCCGTCGAGCATCTCGTTCATCTTTTTGGTGCTGCCAGGAGCTTTATTACGAGACTTGAGTTGTTCCTCCAACTGCTCGCGGGCAGGGATAGAGATGTTTGTCATCTGTTCGAAGAGTTTAAACTCTTCATCTTTAGCTCTATCGGCAACTTCTCGACGCTTATCCTTTTCGGCTTTTAGCCTGAGGAACTTGGCCCGCATACCGTTGGGGTGATCCCACTGCTGAAAGTTCTTTAAACCCTCTAATGCACTAGTTTTTTCGTCAGAGGCCCCAAGCCAACCGTCCTCCTGCTGAGATGCCTTGAGATTGGACTTATATATTTCATCAACCGCGGAGATATATTCGTCATCAGACTCAAAGTCTCCAAAACCTCCAACGCTTTCAAAGAAAGGTTTGAACTCATTGTCCATGAATTCTCCGTACAAGTCTTCATACCGCTTAGCGGATTTAGAGTTTTCGCGTGAAAACTGACTAATCTGCTTATGCCCATTCTTTAGCTGCTCGTATGCATCTAAATCGTCGTAAAACGTAGGTCCTTGGTCAACGGGTGCTTCTCCATAGCTGTAGTCAACGGGCTCGGGTTGCGGCTGGTAAGCCTGCTGCATAGGCCCGCCGAATGGTTGATACGGTCGGGGACTTGGTTTACTTAAAAACTTTTCAAAGCCAGAGCCTTCGCCCTTACCGCTGTAGTCTTTAGCTCCGAGATCTAGCTCGTCGAACATGGACATCGGTTAATATTTAGATGTTGTCGAGAGATAACCTGCCGAAACTGGTTTTACTGAGAATGTCTTTTAGCTGCTGCCTACTAACATTAGCACCAAGCCCAAACTTTTTTAAAGCTGCAGTGTAGTCTGCGGCTGGAAGATTATCTACATAATCCGTCACGCTTTTACTTTCTGCCGCTGCTCTTTGCGAGGCACCTACAGATTGTGGTGTTGCGACAGGTGTCGGAGGTGTTTGAGGTCGTATATTTCCAGAAGAAGTCCAAGGGCTCTTCGGTGCCGCGCGGTTAGCAAAACCAATATCTTGCGGGGTTACGGATGGAGGCCTTGCAGGGCGAGTATTTGAAGCAGAAGACCACGCTGTTTGAGCTGGGGGTACACTCCCTCGACCAACATCTTGAGGAGTTCTGGACGGAGCTCGTGGAGTTTGAGTGTTTCCAGTTGAAGACCATGGGCTTTGCGGTGCTGGACGGTTTGACACCCCAACATCTTGAGGAGTTCTGGACGGAGCTCGCATGCTTGAGGAGCTTGACCAAGGATTGTTCATGCTCGGCGCTGGTTGAGACGCTCTACCTACTTGTTGCGGGGTTTTACCTGCGTAACTTCCAGCTGCGCTTGACCAAGGATTGTTCATGCTCGGCGCTGGTTGAGACGCTCTACCTACTTGTTGCGGGGTTTTACCTGCGTAACTTCCAGCTGCGCTTGACCAAGGATTTGTGGCTGCTTGAGACGATGCTTGAGACGCTCTACCTACTTGTTGCGGGGTTTTACCTGCGTAACTTCCGGCTGCGCTTGACCAAGGATTTGTGGCTGGTGCTGGAGGCTCTTTTTTGAAAACGTTTAAACCCTTCTTTAGCATCTTCGCACCTTTCTTACGGGTGCCTGGATGTAAAAGAGCAGCTGCTCCCGCTATAGGTAATCCGTATTTAAGTAAAGGATTCATCTCATCATCCTCCTCCTCCGGAGTCTGGGGAGTATCTGGCTGAGATTCGGGCTTTCTGTTTAAATATTTGAGGGCATCCTCTCTAGAATTAAAACGCGCATCTCCATAATCTGACTCATTAGAGCTCATGCGTACAGATCCTGGAGTTAGCCCGGCAAGCTCCTGACCATCGCGACCTGTGATGCTGCGGTCGCCCCCAAGTTGGTGATCAAGGTTAGCTTCCATAGCTCCGTTATTACCGAGCTCATTAAATACATTAAGGGCTGAGTCTCTACCGCCAGCACGGTCGAAAGCTTCTTCGGTTTCGTTAGTCGAAAAAGTTCCGTCAGGATTTTGAATGATTGATGTACCCTCATTCTGCATGCCTGACTTTTTCTTGAACTCGTCCATGGTCATGCCGCCACCGATTTCACCAACACCATAACCGCCGGAATCTTTAAGTTCTCTAGTTAGACGTCTTTTACGATCGTCCTCAGAACTGTAATATTTAGAGTCCATAAATCTTTGGCGCATTTCAGCCTGCTTCTCCGCGGGTAGATCATCAAAAGAAACCCCGTCTTTATTAGTAGGGCTCTTCATCCAAGCATCTCGAACTGCCTGCTCTTTCCTGTTTTCAAAAGCGGTGTCTTCGGCAGCCCTATCGGAACGCCTTTGATTAGCTATATCCTGCTTAACGGTCCTTCCGGCTTGGGCCATTAGATCGCGTTGAATACCTTGCCGTTGAAAAGCGTCTAACGACTTATCTTTACGGTCTATTGGTCTAAAATTACCCATATTATTAGCCATAGCTGCTAAACCAGCTGGGTTACTCAGGTCTGGTTGGGTTCCTGCTTGAGCGGCACCGCCGTACGGAGCGGATGCGGGGTTTTCCAGTGAAACCTCAGCCTCCTCTATATCATCTAATCCAGGCACATCATTCGATGGGATGTCCGTACCGTCCATACCCGAAGCGGCTGCAACACCACCTCCGACGCCCATAGCGGTTTTGTTGTTTTTAACCCCTCGCCAAAGAGCTCCGGGGCTCATCATTTTTTTGGGATCTTTAATAGCTTTACCCAACAAATTCTTGCTTTGCTTTAGCGCCTGACCGCCAAGCTGCAAAGGTTTAGCAAAAGCTCCTAAGGTCTCAAGGCCTCGGTCGAAAAAATCCCCCGTATCTATATGATCTTCGTCGTCTCTGAGTGCGTCATGCAATCCATACCCACCAGTCTGAACCCCCTTGGTCGCCCAATACGGAAGGTTAGCAGCACCGCGAACTACTGACTCAATAATATTGTCGTCGTCCCGATCCATGGAAGCAAAATCGGAAAGCTCTGCGTTGAACGAGTTTAACCCCCTAGTGAGGTAGTCTTTTTCAGCTAAGTTACCCTCTATCTTTCCCGCATCGCGAAAAAACTCCATGCCCATAGAGGGACTAAACTCTTTAACAAGCTCCGCATAAGCCATCGGCTCTAACTTACTTTTAAAATAAGCAAGTTCTTCTGGCGAGATACTTCCTATCCCAAAGGGCGAGCTGTTATTATTCAGTCTCTGTCTTAATCTCTGGTATAACTCGTCCTCTTTGTCAAATGACGGCGCTTTAGGTGTGTTCTCTGCCATAGCGAAAGGGTAGATCCGGGGTATTATGGTCTCAACCGCTTGTAATTCTTCTTCAATGCATTGAGAGGCACGCGCATGAACCCGTCAGGACATAGAAGGCTTGGGTTTTTATGAAGCATGCGATTAGTAATCTTCTTCTTTTTCGGGCTCTTGTATGTCGATGCACTATCGATGTTATACAATGCAATGGCTGTAGCTAGGACATGGTCGTCATGATGGCCGGGAGCAGCTTCAGGCTTGCCACGATCATTAATTACAAAGGTTTTCATCTCGCGAAGTACATCTTCATCCGGGATATCTAAATTTTCTTCGATCAATTCAGCGGCCAAATGATCAATAATTGTCTTTCGAGTAATTTTATCAGTGGACCAGCCATAGCTCTTTTCAACCATACCCATGGAATCATTAAATTTTCTACGGCGATATACAGATAATCCCATATCGAGCAGGTATTTTAACAATGCCAGACCAGAATTATTAACCTCAGGGATGATAAATGCATCACCATACCATTTTGATGCGGCTTCAACCTCCTGGGCCAAGATTCCAATGTCCAAACGACTATGGTGAATCGCGACCAAACGGGGGACATGCCAGTTACCATGCCAGTCTTCAAAGGGGGCTTTCCAAATTTGTACGCTGTGGTAGTCAGGATCCGCAGAGATTCCTTGGGTTTGTTGGTCTTCCCCGGTACATGTATCCGCAGAGATTAAATATTTGGAATCATGCTCAGGTTCTTCGTAGATTTTCCAAGAGCCCGCACGATCAGGAAGAAAGCTAGAGGTCTTTCCTTCGCCCTGAAGGGTAAGAGTTCCCATTTTACTGGTTACATTAGCGCTGGCCTTGAGCATTTTATCAAGATTTGCAGTGTGAAATCTTGGGCGGGAACTCATCAAGAAACATTCTTCAGGATCACTAGGATATTCCTGACGAAATTTACTAATGTCCCCATTGCATTTGTCCTGGAGAACACGACGACGCCAATGCAATTGTTCATAATTTACATCAAAGCGTTCCATTTCAGACTTTTCATCCTCCGTCATGGTATCAATGAAGTCTTGTTTATGCTCATCAGTTTCAAACGGGACTATGGAGTCCTCAAATTCAAACCATGCAGCGAATATCTTCGCCCACTCATTGTCTTGCACCCAGGTACGATAAAACCAACCGGCCGGGCCATTAGGGGTAGAGTCTGCGACAACCAAGGATAAATTGTCACCGTCATATAAACTCTGCAAATATCCAAGAGCAGGGTCTCTTTCACCCTGCATAGGCCAGAATGCAACCTCAGTCATATTACCAACCTGAATGGTACCAGATCGACCAGCATTTTTAGATCCCGCGGTTTCTTTACCATAAAGACTACCGCTCCGTAATTTAATCAAATCAACCAAGGATCCACCGTCCAATACGCTAGCCGCTCCATTAGATTCCCAAGGAAATAAGTCATTCTCCGCATATCGGCGATAGATCTCGAAAACTTTATCCGAAGTTCCGCTGATATCACCCATCAAGGATCCGGCAAGGGTCGCATGTTTACGCATATGGTGATAAGTCAAAGCCTGAGCACAGGTGCTAGCACCCTTTTGACGAGGCTTTAATATGATCATTTTGCACGGTTTATCCTCGATCTGACATTTTCGATAATGATTGAACATTCGTTTCTGCAAGGTATTCGGCTTGGGCTTGATATCCCTACCCCGTTTATCCTTAATTACCGCAAATGTACTGAACCAAACCTCAGGATCGATACGGATAAGATCCTCAAGCTGTTGGGTATCTTTTCCCATTAGCACTTCCAGCGGCGGCGGGCAGCTTTGCCCCTCTCACCAGTCCAACTCTTAGATCTTGCGCAAAATGATTTTCGTCTGCCGGCCGCTTTGCTACCAGGTTTCACCTTGCCGGTGACAGCAGTCTTGAGCTTACTTCCAGGATTAGCCTTTCGATATGCGGCTACACCCTTCTTCGTCATACCAGCACCAGCTTTAGCAGTTCTGTAATTAGCTCCTTTTCCCTTCGTAGTCTTACGAATGGGTTTACTTGGCTTTCTTTTGGCCGGCATGGTTACTTCCCCCTTTTCGATCCTTTCTTAGGAACGCAATTCGGAACCTTTCGGCCGCCCTTGCTCTTCATGCCAATAGCACTGTAGCCCTTCCAACAAGGTCCCTTCTTCGATGTTGTACTCTTTTTACCTTTTGGCTTTCTTGCTGGCACGGTTCAATATCCTCGCTTTTGCCTGACGAATGCGAATCTGCTCGTCAGAGTTAATAAATTTTATGGTCGCTAGGTCGTACATAATTATTCGTCGTCGACCTCGTCCAAATCGAAGTCCATTTCGAATTCTACATCGTTTTCGATCTCGACCTCGCAAAAGCGATCAACCACAGTAAGTGCAATCTGACCCATTTCAAATTCATCAATGTCAGATTCTTCCCACCAACGGACAAATACCGCAGATAGTTCGTTTTCAAATTGTTTTTCAGGTGTCATCGGTTTCCAGATACTAAGTTGTTTGAAGGATGTTGGCCGGTGCCGAACTTTCGCAATGCATTGGAAGTTTTTTCCATGCGAGGACGAATACCAGGTCTGCCCCTTGATTCGGCATCTCGATACTCGTCGTTATCTAAAAACTCATTGGCCGCCTTGATAAATTCGCCATTATTTATGTGTTCCAGGGTTTTTGGACTTCCGCCAAGGCTACCCCGGAAGTGCGAGGATGCTAAGGGGACTTGAAGTTCAGGTGGATAGACCTCGAACTCAGGCATTAGGCTGTGGATCTCAGGTCGGCGGTCGTATATGTCCTGTTTTAAAAGTTGAGAAGCTTCGTCTTCTGTAATTTTTGCTCCAGGTATTGCGCGATCACCGGTATGTCCGTGTCCGATGGTAGGTACATCCCCCCGGGTGGGTACCGTCGTGGTTTCGAGCATTCCTTCTTGTGCTTTTAGCTCTTTATACAAATCTCGCTCCCATTGAGGAACACTTTCAACCTGGGATTGAGGAGTTAATTCAAATAATTCCTCAATTTCACGCCTTTTTGACTCTTCAAGATTCATTTTCGATCGTTAAAGGCTCCTCTTTTACGGATTCTGCGTAAACATCGACGATTTCGTTCAAATCCATGCCAGAACTGCGAAATCTGGACAAAATATCACCGGTGCTGATCTCTTGAGAATTGTCTTTAGAGACGGTAATTTCCGCTCTGGTGGCCGGTTTTCCAAATCCGTACTCTAAAAGCAACTTTGCGGCAGTTATTCGAACCGTGTGACTAGCAACTTCTTCGTATTCTACCCCTCTTTGCCCGTCTTCCCGGTTTCTGCGGACGGTTTGTTTAGCTTTAAGCCCGTCACGCAAAGCGGCTACAGCTAATTCAAAGTCATCATCGTGGATGAATTTGTGTACATCTTCACGCAATCGAGTAGTTTGTTTAGTTGGCATACGCTGAAAGGAGTCCTCTTTGCGATACAATGTAACTTTTTGGTACCCGGGGTGCTAGCGGTTGGATATGATGTACCTGGCATAAACATATCGACCCGGACATGTTTAAACTTTTCTTCTTTTTCGACAGATCCAGAGGGAAGCGGCCCGAAAAGATTGTTTTTTATTTCTGTAATTGATAGTCGACTGCGAGTGGTAGTGATAGTTGGTACCCCGTGGGAGGTGGGGGGCGGTCTACTACACCACACCTATGCGACTTGATACTCTAGTCAGATACAAAGTCGATACACTTGGCACTGCTGACCTTGGCATCATGCTGATGGTCAACGACTTAGGGTCGACAGCACACTAGATTCAGAATCTAGTCCAAGGTCTTGGGTCGCAGGCTTTGACGCAATCGTCCCTTACCCTCAATCATTATGCGTCATAAAATATGTGGCAATGGAGGATTGTGTCAATCTAAGGGCAGGAGCTTTAGCGACCACTTTTAAAGGACTCGGAACAAAAAAAGACCTCAGCACCGTGATAGTACTGAGGTCGTTGGTTAAGGGTTAAGACTGGAGGGTTACAGCGTTGTAGAGCGTGTCGCCTTGATCTGATTTTGTGACATCGCATTCGTATTCATCACCTATTCGATCTTGAAGATTCTTTTCGAAATGCTCGAATACTTCTTTCTTTGAAGCACTTTTTACTGGGCGAGGGATATCGAATACACGCATCCATTTACCAAGTAACCAACCGTGCTTAGTAGATGTTTTGGAGAACATTTCGGTGGCGACGCCTGTGTAAGCGTCGTGAACGAATGTTAAACGGATCTCGGATGTGTTACTTTTTACATTAAGTAACTTGAGCTCGTGCTTACCTTCTGGAATGGGGTCGTTACCGATGAAGGAGTCGAAGTCGAAATCGTCTGCAACTGAAGTAGCGTTATTGTCAGAACCGAACATGTCTTGATTTTCGATAGTCATGATAGTGAACGAACAACGAGGATAATATATTGGTTAAGGATTATTCATGCTTACCTAACTGTAAGGTAAACAAGCCTCGTTGATCACACTATGAAATCTAGCAACACGGCAATGAATGGAGGGTTTTGATTGCAAAGGAGGCCTGTACATATTGAGCATCAGCAATCTAAACACCCACCGAGCGAAGCGAGGACACACTTAAGATGTAACGCATTCGTATATTGGTAATGTATGATAGTACGCTAGCCATAGGACTCGGGACAAAAGAATAGCCCCGCCCGTGTAACCAATACGGACGAGGCTATAGGTTATTTTGCTATCGACTGAACAACTGCTCCATGACTGGACGCATTATTCTAAAGGTCTCCATGAACTTGTCGTGATTTTCATCACTTGTTGTTGTACCTGTGTAGTACAGATTGAAGTCACCTGTTTGAGAATTGGCACGCATACGAGATTGTATTTGTGCATAGATTGATCCACCACTCCACTTACTTTTGTGTGTTTGTTGAGTGAATCGATATGTTATGAAACAGTCGCATACTGATATAGCTACAGTATTTTCTGGTAGTTCATAGGTACGAAGAGTAGATTTGTGGACCGGTATATTTAGATTGTTTAGTTTGAGTTTACTTTGTAATCCTCTTTTACTACGGATACTAATTGGTAATGGTGTATTCATGATGCAAGATTGATGTAGTCGTTAATGAACTGTTTTGCTTTATCGTTTAACGAGTAGTTTACATCAGTTATTAATCGAAGCATTGGATAGTTACGCTCAAGCCAGTCTAGTTCTTGTACGAAGTATTCGCTTTGTTTAACTGCTTTGAGATGTATACCGAAACGAAAGACATTACGGAGGCCATGTGTAATGTTTTTACTTCGTTGATTTTCGATACTTGCAAGTTTAGCGATGCGTGGGTGATCGCAGGTTTCTAGATATTTTACTATTTGCCAGTTCCACATTGGGTGGACATAGCTTGATGATAGTTGTGACCCAAACAAGTAGTTTGTTGGGTTGCTTACTTCATATTCTTCGAGGCGTAGTTTGTAATACGCATCGAGTGTGATCCATTCATCATTGTCTTGAACTTTTTTAACATAATGTTTTTTGACACCGTTAATTACAGGAATTTTACCTTCTGCACAGATGTACTTAATTGCAGCTTGTAGATCACCTAAGTTCTCAAGCATATCGCCATGGCCTTGCCAGTCGAAGCGATCAAGTGGGACATATACATACTTGCCAGTGATGTCGCATTTAACTGGATCTTGTTCTTCAGTAAGACGATCAGATTTGAGTGTTGCTGGTTTGACATGACATACATTGATACGCACGGGTTTTACTGTTTCTGTAGTACCATCCGATTTAGTGATGATAGTACGATTGGCAGGCATGGGTATTACATTAGTTAGATCAGTGTAGTCAGCATATTCTAATTTGGGTGTGATATTGTTTAGAGCTGCTTCTGGAATAACCACGAATGTGTCTTCATTGTTGTTACCGTTGTTAGCTTGAAGCGTACGAATTCTACGAGTTGCATTAGCTAACGGTATTTCATCTGTATTGTGTACACAGATAGTCATGTTAGCACGCAGTCCGAATCCGGTAATATCTTTATCTTTAGTGAATACATAGTTTTCTGATCGCCAGCTTTTCTTTTTACGGAAGTGTTTAACGGCTGTATGTCCTTTAGGTAGTGATATAGTAGATATTAGTTCTTGACCTTGCCACTGAGCATTAGCTTTGATCTGTTGGATAATACTTCCAGGTAAATCATCGTCATAATGAAATGATTTGATACTTGCATTGATACGACCGGGTTCATTAGCAACAAGTTTTGATAGTCTAGATGCTAGATCAATGAGCATATTATTAGACATAGCTACAAGTGCATTGCGTGTTCTGTCTGTATATTCAAGAGACTCACGATTAGCAGCGATATCTAGTGAACCAAGAGGTGCATAGAATATAACATTACTGCATTGAATTAACGCTGAACCTTTACCAGTTATGTTTGCTGAATCTGCATTTAATGGATAGCAAATGTTACCCATTACAACGAATGCATTGCGATGGTTTTGATAGTGGTAAGGTCTTTGAGATTCTTTGGTAATTGCCCAGTCATCTGTTGATTCGAACATCTCTAATTTAGGTAACTCGCAGTTAATGATTGGTTTTGTACGCCAGTATTTGAAGAACTTTTTGGCTTTGCTTATGCAATCATCAATGTCTTGTTTTCTAATAGTTACACGAACTTCTGTACCTGTAGTACCAGTAGTATTTTCTGTGCTGTTAAGCATACTGATTGTACCACGCTTGGATTCATCAATGCGTGCTAGCCAAGTAGTTATTTTATTAGTTGTATAACTAATAACTTGGAAGCTGTCGCCATATGCGAAGCCAGCTTTGCAGCCGATACCTAGGCAACCGGTATAGTCGTTACTGTTACGCTTGGTACTTGCACCGTATTTGACATAGAGCTGGCATACTTCTTCATCAGTTAAGCCATAGCCGTAATCGCTGAATGATAGTGTTGAATCGTTTAGTGATGGCAGTTTTACATTGATGGATGCATCTTTACCTGCTTCGATATTGGCATCTACTGCGTTGGTAGAATATTCACGAATGACTGCGAGTAATTTGTCGGAATAGATTTGAGATCTGAGTATGCCCATGATGTGGGATAGGTCAGATTCTTCGATGCCGAAGTCAGCGGCTTTAGTAATGTTGGTTTGATACTGTTGTTTATCTGTTGATAGCTTCATAATAATAAGAGGAGCAGATTATAGACATGCTCAGGTCATATGGTGTGTGGATAAGATTAGAATGATTGTTCTGTTAGCATAACAGACCAGTCATTGTGATGTGTATTGAAGGATAGTTGCACTCTGTATTCGCTATGATTACGGATAGCATCCATGATCATATCAATGTTTGCATCTGGGAATTCTTCTTGAACTTGGCTGAGCCAGATTGTGTTGTGCTCGGCATTGTCTTCTATGTAGTCGAATAGCTGGATAAGCTCGTCTGTTTCGTGACCGTATGCACCGTCGTTTAGAACTTGGCGGTTTGTACATTCGTCGATTACTTTGTATTTGCATACACGAAGCTTACCGAAGTCGCATTCATTAGGTACGGATACAATGTCAGTTGGACTGTACTCTACAATTAGTAGTTTACCGTCTCTAGATGCCCAGCTGTCTGCGTAGTCATGTGAACCTACATGCAGACCGGATGAGCAACCGTTGTTTGGATCGTCATCTACATTCATGCGTGGCATTTCGATTGTAGATCCTACAGTATTTAGAACCTGACCGGATTTGTTAACTACGCCTTGAATGATAGTGTTCTGCGTGTTGCCATATTTGCTGTAGTAGTCATCTTGTACGCCTTTGTAACCAATAAGATTACCTTCTTCAGTCATGCACATACCAGTATGTGTGATGAAGTTATAGGCTTGTTGACGACAACGATAACTTGGGTTGGCATGCAGTTTTTCGATGAATCGAAACCAGCGATCTAGATTAGTATGACCTTCTGCAATTAGATCAGTAAGCTTTTTGGCTTCGGCTGTATGAATCTCGTTATCGTCTAAGAAGACTTGATCACCTGTTACACGAACACGACCGTTGGTCATATTGCATAGGACTTGGGATTCGTCCATTAGGTCGCGAACTTGTTGTTCGTCGTTATCTTTAATCGCATCGAGTATACCTTTGTAGTTGATACGGTCGTTAGTAATTTCGATCGGTTTGTTGTTTTGATGATCGAAGATGAATACGGAATTATTTCCGAATGAGTATGATATATTTTTCATATGGTGTGTGTTTGATTATTAGTTTAGATATTTTGCCCAATACATTGAGCTGTCTTGTTTTTGTATTTTATCCCAGAACAAGTTACGGGAGATAACCGGTGGTATGCCGTATGAGTTAGACAATTCATTCCAGTAATCTTCGTAATATGTGTACTGAGCGGGTGAAGCACCACGATCGACATCTTCCCAGCCGAAGGCTTTGAACATGTGTCGATCAATACATATTATTTGTGCATCGAGCGGTCTGATCATTTCGATAGCGAATGATGTTTTTGCCAATCCTAGTTTCTTGAGCATTTTTGCAAGTTTGTTACGCCACGATTGCCAGTTGTCTGGTTTTGGAGTGAACAAGTTGCGGTGTCTACGCCATAGATACTGTAGATTATCAATACCGGTAGCTTTGATTTGATACATGCCACCTTGACTGTTTTTAAGCATACGATGCAGAGAGTTGTATGTTGTATCTTCATTGGTACGCTTAATTGCATTGTATTGATCGCAGCTATTTGCCCAGCTTGTATGAACCGTACAGTATGCAAATCGATAACGATTGATATGCTCGCGATCTGATTTAGGCATGATAGTTTGCCAATCAGTTTTGTAGCGATCAACTGTGTTGTTATCGATTGTTGCAAAGAACGATTCAATGCGTTTTCTGCACGCTCTTGGAACGCTTATTATATCCTGTCCATCCATGATCTTTTAGTTGGGTTAGAGCTTTACTTGCACACGATCCTTTTGGTTGAGTACCGTGAATGAGTTGGGCGAAGCTGGGGCCACGAGTATATGCGTGGCTGTCGTTTTGATCTATTTCTAGACCAAGCTTGTTAGCTTCTTCATGACTATATACGACACGAGCAGACTTGAGGTCATATCGATCAATTAGTTGATCGTATTTACCGCCATAACTTGCATTGAGCTCGAAGTTGCTAGGTATTTGGTCAGTTAGTGTAGTCCATAGGTCTAAGCGTTTGGTATACGCATAGAACCATGTAGGAGCATATTTAGTTGCTAGATCCATCCATGCTAGGAAGTAACTTTTATTGAAGAAGTCACCACCTACATGAGCACGGATGATAGGTCGTTGGCCGTGATCATTTATGTAATTATCGTGCACTCGTTTGAGTGACGCATTAAGAATCTCGAATGTTCTTTTTCGAGATTGGTTTTTTAGTTTGATTAGATTGCTCCAACGCTGATTACGCAGATTTTTATATATAGCTTCCATTGAAGCTGCATAACATCTGAATTCAGTATTAGGACCGTCTTTGATTTTACCAGTAATCATATCAGCCCTGGACAGACATTTGTCTGCCGCAGGACATGTATGACCAGACGGTAATGATAGATGGATAATGCGTTTTGGTAACTTTGCGTTACCTACATTCCATGTAATTTTATTCTGTATTTCCATTGTAGACAGGGGGGACAACCCCCTAATTTGTATTGTTCGTAGTAAACGATGCGTTGTTTGCACTTTGGGCAGATACGCAACGAGTTATAGATTTCAGCAGTGCTATTAGCTTCTGCGATCTCGGCAGGTGTATGTTTTTTACGATTGCTAAGGATCTTTAATGCAGCCCGTAGGTTAATTTAACGCTAGCAAGGTTTGAAGTTTTTCAGGCTGACGAGCTTCGATTGCATCTGAACAATGAGTATCGAATATACTGTGCAATGCTATGCCACGCTTGCTGGAATCTGCGATGCTGGTGGGACATTCTTTATATATTTCTGTAAATGCATTGAACAATGACCATGCATTACCAGGAGCGAACTCGTCATGAGATGGTGATTCATACTCATCAATTACTTTGTTTAGCTTACTTGCTGGTATTGCTTGGTTGTTACGACAGGCTTCGCCAACGATACGATATACTTCATTACTGCTGATAGTAGTATCTTTGTAACCGTCGTATCGATGTTCCTGACTGGTCCAGTTATTGATAATGTTATCGAACATACCTGAGACACGGTTATTAAAGTTATCGTGTACATTCTTTGTATGTTTACTGCTGATAATATGTTCACCAGAGAAGATCATATTACTACATACGATGACACGGGAACCTGAACAGGCAGCGGCACCGAAGCGTTGGTTATGACTGTTACGAATACCAAGCATGTTCTCGAAGGATCCATTACTGGATTCCATGAACATGGTAGCGAACATATCTTGATATGGTTGGCGTACTTTTTTGTCATAGACATCAACGAGTTGATACTTGATTTCACGAACATTGAGATCACGGTGTAACGCTTCTTCAATAACTGTATTCATTACATCTGAATGAGGTACAGGACGCCAAGTATTGGTAGCTTGGGGCGTTGCTGATTGGATGATAGTCTCGTAGTCGACTGCGTGTGATTTATTTATTTTCATTTGTTATATGGTGTGTGTTTATTTTTATGCTGATATTGCGATGACATTGTCATCTACGGCTGTGAACGAATCAGATAGATCGATAAGATCGCTGATTGGTTCAGGAGTTATTTTGTAAGTGTGTCCACCACACTTTACTTGAACAATATTGGACAGTTTTAAGCTGAAATATTGTTTACTTGATGGACGATATCCTGTGAATTCATGACCAGATATATTGAACATTCTATACGCAGTAATGATGTCGTTGGTTGGTTTGCTTGGGCTCTTGCCCGTACCTTTGACATGTTTGCGTACAGATAATCTGACATTATCTTCACGATAGGTTCCATCTACTTTTATGTATTGCACCCAAAAGATTTTAGATCCGAAACTTTTGAGTAGTTGTAGTAGTTTTTGTCGATGCATATGGTGTGTGATTTCTATTAGTTATTTGGTTGTTGTTTATGCTGCTGCGGATTCTTTCCATAGTTCGATGTCAAGATCTGCAGGAGACATGTTGAATTTGCATGAAGCACCTAGGAACATAGCTTCAAGACGAGCATATTCGTCTGGATCTTGAGGCGTTTGTTCAGGTACTGGATATTTTGGAAATTCTCGAGCAAGCCAGCGAAGTATGTGTACATCTAGAACAGCTACTTCTGCCCATGGTCTGGTATTTACCATGTAGAAGGATGCAGTTTTGAGTCCTAGGCCGGGGATGATAGTTAGCTGCTCTCTGGTCGCATTACGAAGGAAGTCACCTGATCGGATACGAGTACCGTCGAGCTCGCCAAAGCCGATAGTTTGCCAGCATTTTATTAATCGTTCGTATTGACCGATACCATTCTTTTTGAGTAACGAGCGTATACGATTACCATGCGAGCGTATAACATCGGTTGCAGAGCATTCTTCAATAAGTTTGTTGAACCTGGGTGTTATGGTTGATGATTTTTTACCTGGAGTAACTGTTGTCCAGAGCAAGAATTCTGTGAGCTCGCCTACTGAGCGAGTGAATTTTTGTGGGTTTTTATAGTCGATAGTCATAATGGTGTGCGGTTAGTTATTCATGTTCAGGTCCTAGCCTGATGTCGAAGTTGGTTGATGTGATAGTGATCTTGCCTCCACCTGCATTTTTGAGGCGGGCTTGAAGTGTTTGTAGTTCTTCTAGTAGTTCTTTCATGATGGTGTGTGGTTAATTAATTTTTGATAGTATCAATGACGCAGTCTTCAGGACGGGCGATACTGTCGTGAGGATTGCCCGTTAGGTTAGCAACGCTGATGTGCAGATGCAGATCTTCTGAATGAAGGAAGCTGAAATCGTGTACTTGGTGGGCTAGGCTAAATTTTGAATCGTCAATAGATATCCAAGCTGATTTTTTGTTTTGGTTTTTGCTTACATGTATGTCGGCTAAGTTTATTATGCCTATTAATTCATGAAGTTGAGGTTTATGAAGATTTACTGATTCTGTTTTTATGGGTGAATTTGGTGGTGGAGCCCCAAGACTGATATGGAAGCTGGGGAGCATGGTTAGTCTATGCTTGGATTGATGTACCCAGTTATCTTCTTCGTTTTTGTAGTTGTCACCTATAACAGGGTTATAGTCTGTGCCGTCTCCGTTGTTTTCATAGAGGCTGCTTATTTTTTGATTGAGATGTTTATGAATGACACTGTCTGGATCGATATCGAGACACATGTAAGAGGACGATTTTATGTTTAGATTTAACATGATGGTGTTTGGTTAATTGTATTAGGAAGGATCTAAAGTAGTTATTTTATCTTTTATTTCGTACGCTTTACATTCGAGGTATTCGCATAAGTTTGTTTGCCATGTAGGTCCTCTGTTTCCATTGCAACACGGTATGTATTTTGGGAATTCTGCTTCATAAGGACGATCTACGAATTTTAATTTTACCCACAGATTTTCAAAGAAACTTCTTGATTTTATGTGCCAGAAATTCCAAGCACGGTTTAATATGTATAATTGTGTTTTGTATAGTAACATTTTCATGTTCATATTTAGTATTTATTTGGTTGGTTACTTGCCCGAGATCCAATGCCTCGAACTTCACAATATGAAATCTAGCAACACGGCAACGAACGCAGCATACCAAACCCAAGCAACAACCCAGCACCCACACAGCATACAGATCACATATTGTAATGGTAGGTTGGCTTGCTGAGATTTGTATATTTGGCTAAACTCACGCAAATGCATGATAGTTGCTAGCCAATGGCAGTGACCCCCAGCAAATGTATGATAGTTGCGAGCCGATCGAATGCGGTTGACGGGGGGTGTTTTACTAAGTATTTCGGGACTTGTATCTGATAGCAACATATGGTGTGTGGTTAGACTGATGCACGGGGTCAAGCTTGCAGGCTTGGCCCCATCTTTTTATATCATGTTAGGTGGACATATCGTGTCCATCAGCTTGATTTCCGTCACGCTTTTCAATGCTATTGAAATCCTCAAGGCCATCGGCAACACGGCGAAGGGCGTAACGTACTAATTGACTGAATGAAAGGTCGAGTTCAACAGCAAGCCGGGCGTATTGCTGCTTTAACTCTCTCTCCATTGTTACGGAGACCCGGATTACATCCGAAGTCGGTGGTTTCTTTTTCATAAGTCAAAGGAAATGAGTTAAAGTTTAGTAGTTGCAAGTGTTAACAAGCAATTCAACAATGTTATACACTCAACGCACATTCGATTGATACTAGTAGAACATTGCTCGAATATGTATAACATGCCAGCACCACGGAACTATAAGAAAGAGTACAAAGCGTACCACGCTAAACCAAAGCAAAAGAAGCGAAGGGCTCAGCGAAATAGTGCGAGGTCAAAAATGGTAAAAGCTGGTCGTGCTCGAAAAGGTGACGGCAAAGATGTCGATCATAAGAATCGAAATACCGCAGACAATAGATCAAAGAATCTAAGAGTCGTTTCAAAAAGCAAAAATAGAAGCTTTTCCAGACCAAAGAAGAAGGCTGCTCCTAAAAAACGCAAGTAAGTGGACTTAGGTCAAAAGCCGGAGTTCGCAACTCATACCCATGTGTTTGCGGATCACGATAACGGCTATGTTTTGGTAGTTTACTCAAAATTACCACATATCGATTGGCCGACCACACTCATAATGGTCGCTAAATCCAAACTTAGTTGGTTTAAGTAAATATACCAGCTTAGGGTTCTATTTTGCCCAAATATGGTATCAAACCGCCTCAAAAAAGTGAAACCATATTTACGAGTGCTTGATATTCAAGTACTTACGAAAGAAATATGGTTTTATGGTTTATGGTTTATGTTTTACCCTGTGACCTGGGGGAACCCCACCGGGGAGGGTATCCTCCTTCCCCTATATATAATATATACTTTCTATAGAATATTAAATATAAAACCATAAAACCATATTGCATTTGTAGCTATGTTGATTATCAACGACTTATGAAAATGCTTTTACTTTCGAGGTTCGAGACGGAACCATATTCGATACCTCCGACCTCCGACCCGAGACTTTCGAACCTGTACCTGTCCGCATATCGACAGGAACACCGGTTCGAGGCGCATGAAGGGGGTCAGGAGACCTTAAGCAGTCTTCCGAGGGTCAACACCAAGCTCACGGAGTCGCGCCTCATATTCAGCCTCTTTTAAAACACGATCTCTTTCCTTCTCTTCGACTTGGCTCATTTTTTCGACCAGAGCCTCGCGAATTATGTCCGAAAGCGAAGTATTTTCGACTTTTGCGCATTGACCTAAGGCCTCGTACATCGACCTTGGAAGTCTTACGGCACAGGTTATGTCTTTATGCTCACGGTCTAGACCGAGCGATTTTGAGGGGGGTTTCGTACTTTTTTTCGTATTTTTTGTATTTTTCATAGGGATTAGGGTGTGTGGTGTATAACAATGTATACACAAAATGTAGTGCTTTGCAAAAAAATTATTGACTAACTGTACTACACCTAGCGCATCCCTGTTGAATAGTGCAATTCCAACCAGTTGCATAACAATGACTATGTAATGTATAACAGTTGAATGTCGAAAGATACGCAGTTAAATATACGGGTTGAATCCTCCTTAGTGGAAGCGTTGAAGAAGCAGGCAGAAGTTGAGGTTACTACACCTAGTCAACTTGTGCGCAAGGCAGTGACCTTATACCTCCGCGACCAATGACCTCCGGCCGAGGGCTATTGGCCTTTGACCCAGGCGTATCCGGTGGATGGGCATGGCTTGCGCCTAACAGCGATGATATGTCTGTATATGCCTGGAGGACTGAGACTGAGTTCTTAGAATTTTTGGATCCTATAAATCCCGCTGGATATACTGCGATTGTCGAGGATGTACCGGCCTATGTTTCCTCTATGACCAGTAATGCTAGTTCATTTAAGCTTGGATATAATTTTGG